CGCAGAGACCACCAGCCTTATGAGGATCGTGTAATGGCGGCCAAAACACTGAGTTCCGTCATCGGCGTCGATCAGCCGCGACGCAAGCTCCAGATTTTCACCTCATCTAACGCCAGCGTGGCGATCCCAGAGTGGGCGCAGGGCGGCACGGGCATTGTCTACGTCACAGGCTGCGGAGCCGGTGCAAGCGGCGCCCTGTACGTCGGTGCCAACGCCTACCGAGGCGGCGGTGGATGTGGCGGTGCAGTAGCCATACGCTACCCGCTGCTGATCCCCAGTGGAGAAACCACCCTCGCGGTAACGGTCGGTGCCGGCGGTGCGGCTATCACCGCAGCGACAGACACACCCGGCAACGACGGCAGTGCATCGTCTGTGGTGTGCGGCGCGGCGGCGCTGTATCTGCTGCCGGGGACGGCACACCCAACACTCTCCTATGGATATGGGTCTGGCGGCAATCCCATTGTGGGCGCCTCATCGTGGACGGGGGTGACGGCAGGCGTAAGCAGCGGACCTTGGTCGGCCACCAATGCCGGCGTCAACATGGCAGCGGTGCTCGGCGCTGGCGCGGGGGGCGGCGCCGCATCTTCGGCTAATAACGGGTACGGCGCTGGCGCATGGTCGCCTTTTGGTCGCGGCGGCGACGGTATTGACTCGGCGCCATCAGCCACCACCAACGGCGGCGATGGCCTCGGCTATGGCTCCGGCGGGGCCGGGGCTAGGTGGGTGTCCGGGGGTGACGCCACATCCGGCGCAGGTGCGCCGGGACTAATCATTCTTGAGTTTACGGAGGGCGTGTGATGAGTTTCTATCAGCCAACAATTCCAGCATTTCGTTTCACCCAGTCCGGGCATAACTACTCGATTCACATCGTGGCAGATGACGAGCCAATCTTAATTATGGCGCGAGAGATCGCGCCCGGCGAATGGCGCCGCGTGTCAGGGGAGTGGTGGGTCGTGCAGAGAGACGTAGACAGAGACGGCGGGTTTGACTCGTGGTGGCAGCTGGTGCTGAACGGAATCAACGAGCTAATGCGGCGGCTGTTCGGGACACCCGAGGACGATTTCACACCCGACCCGAATACCTTGGTCGGCAAGGTCCAAGGCAAGATCATGGCGATGCGTATCGTCGTCGTAGACGGGGTGCCGCAGATCGAGGTCGCGCAGTGAGCAAGCACTTCGCGCTGATCGAGGATGGCGTGGTCGCCAGCGTCATCCTTGCCGACACGTGGCCGGACGGCGTCGACGTGACGGACATCGTGCCGCGCCCTGCGCCCGGGTGGCTGTATGACGGGCAGGCGTTCACTCGCCCTGAGCCGGTAGCACCTGTTCCTCAGACCAACCCGCGCATGACCCACTATGCCTTTCTGCGCCGGCTGAGTCTCGCCGAGCATGTCGCCATCGAGTCCGCTATGTCTGGAGACGTGACGCTGCGCGTGGCGCAGCAGCGCTTCAACGCGGCCCAGAACGTCAATGTCGGCATCCCAGAGACGCAGCAGTTCGTCGGCTATTTGGCGCAGCAGGGGCTGATAGCGCCGGGGCGGGTGGCTGATCTGCTGGCGCCTATCGACGCCACGGACGAAGGAGCTGTTGTGTGACCCAGCGCGTCCGCCTCCGCGATCTCGACGCACGCATCACTGCACGCTTCGCTGCGGCGGGGCTGGCCGATGCTGCGCGCTACACGCCGCCAACGCGCGGTGCTGTGGCAATCGCGGGCACCGCGCTGGTCAACCGAAGCGTCGAGCCGCTCGGCCTGGAGTCGCGCGTGCTGACCAATGCCGTCGAGGTGACGCTGTTCCTCGGCGATCTGGGTGTGCGTCCCATCGTTGGCGGTCGCATCGAGGTGCTGGATGCTGCCAGCACAGTGACCGACACCTTCACGGTCACGGACGTGGTCACCGCCGATGAGTCGCGCGTGGTCTGTCTGTGCAAGGAAGGCGCGTGATGGACAGCTTGCCCAGCATCTCGATCAGCGAGCAGCTGCTGTGCGACATCGAGGCGCAGCTGCAGCGCATCAGCGTCGAGCGCGGCTATCTGACGAATGCGGGCGCGCGGGTGTTTCGTGCGCGCGAGGCAATCGAGCCCGCCGACCTGCCTTGCCTGGTGCTATGGGATGCCGGCGAAAGCGCCGAGAAAGCCGCGGGCAACAGCAGCAGCATGACCATTCGCCTTTCGATCGTGATCGAAGCGCACGTGGGCGCCAACCTCGCCTCGACCGGCCGCATGCTGGGCGCCATCAAGGCCGACGTGAAGCGCGCTGTGCTGCGCTGGGCCAAGCCGCGGACGCTGGGCTGGGCCCAAGGCGGCGGCGAACAGAAACCCATCACCTACGTCGGCACGGAGTCGCAGCCCCGGGCCGGCGCCGGCATCTCTGAAGTGGCTGCACTGACCTTCACCGCCACCTTCACCGAAGGCTACGGCGACCCATCACAATCCACTTGAGCAGGAGCTACTATCATGTCTCTCTCCACCCACTCTAACGACTACGTTTTCGGGCGTGGCGAGCTGTTCGTCGACCTGTTCGATGCGAACGGCGACACCGTCGGCGAGCGCTTCCTGGGCAACTGCCCGGGATTCACGCTGACCATCGAATCCGAGGAGTTCGAGCACTTCAGCTCGACCTCGGGCATCCGCACCAAGGATCTGACCGTCACGCAGTCTGTGAACTTCTCGGCGGCGATCCAGTGTGACGACGTCTCCGCGGCGAACCTTGCCCTGTTCCTCGGCGGCGCGGTCGGCAGCAAAGCCCAGGTGGCTACGCCTGTGGCAAATGAGGCGCACACTGTGCAGCAGGGCCTTGAGTACCAGCTCGGGACTAGCACCAGCAACCCGACCGGCGTGCGCGATGTCGGCAGCGTCGTGGTGACGAATACTGCCGGCTCTACCACCTATGCGCTGGACACTGACTACAAGCTTAACGCAACGCTTGGACGCATCTACATCATTCCGGGCGGCGCCATCGCCGATGACCAAGTGATCCACGTCGACTACACCCCGGTCGCTGGGTCGCGTGTGCAGGTCACCTCGGGCAATGCCGGCCGCCTGACCGGCGCGGTGCGCTTCATTGCGGCGAACGCCAACGGCACCAACCGCGACCTTTACATCGCTTCGGCGGCGCTGTCGCCCGAGGGCGAGCTGCCGCTGATCACCGAGGACCAAGTGGCAGACTTCACGCTCAACGTCGGTGTGAGCGAGAAGAACAGCAGCACCGCGGCGATCATCATCGACGGCCGGCACGTCGCGAGCTGAGCCCGGTACCGGTGGCGGCGAAGTTCGACATTGCCCCGGCGCTCCAGGCGGCCCTCCGCCTGGGGCGCACGGCGCAGCAGCTCCAGCAGCTGCAACAGCGCGCCACGGGCACGCTGCGGCGGCGTATGCCCGTGGCGGCACGGCGGGATATCCAGCAGGAGTACAACCTCACCGCCTCGCGCATCAACAAGGGCCTCACCGCGACCGCCATCGAGGGCGGCGTGCAGATCACCGGCAGCAGCCGGGGCATCGGCTTGCTGCAGTTTGGCGCCCGGCAGACGCGCAAGGGTGTCACCTACGCGATCAAGCGCGGCCAGCGACAGCTGGAGGAAAGCGCCTTCATCCAGGTGCCGGCCAAGGCACGGGCCAGCGGCCCGCAGGTCTTCGTGCGCAAGTACCAGGGCGGCAAGCGCGTCGGCCGCTATCCGATCGTGCGCGAGTTCGGCCCGCAGATCGCACAGATGCTCCGCCGCCCCGATCGCCGCGACCGGCTGGTCGAGGTGCAGACCGACATCCTCCAGGCGGAGATCCGCCGGCTGCTGGGAACCCTCTGACCCATGGCAACGCGCGACGAAATCCTGCGGTTTCTGATCGAGGTTGCGGGGGAGAAGGACCTGCAGGGGCTATCCCGCGCCCTGGAGCAGGTTGGCGAGCAGGCCAAGGGCAGCGAGGGTGAGGCCAGCAAGCTGGCCGAGGAGCTGGACCGCCTGACCACGGCGGCACGCGGATCTGCGCAGTTCGTCCGGCTGACCTCCCAAGTCGAGCAGCTCGGCCAGGAGTTCGACGACGCCAACCTGCTCGCGTACAACCTGAAGCAGGCGATCCAGGCGACCGAGCAACCGAGCGCTGAGCTGACGCGCGAGTTCAAGAAGGCCTCGGCCGAGATCGACCGCCTGGCCGAGGCGCAGAAGAAGGCCACTGCGGAGCTGCAGCGCGTTGGCGCTGAGCTGCGCGAGGCCGGCGTCGATGTCGACAAGCTGGCCGACGAGCAGGAGCGTCTGCAGCGTGAGGCGCTGGAGGCGGCCAAGGCGCTCGACACGCAGGCCCGCCGCCTGGAGTACGCCCGCGAGGCTGCCGAGCGCAATGCGCGCGCGCTGGACGCGATGGGCGATGCGTTCCAGAAGGTGCGGGCCAACCTCAACACCGTCGGCGCGCGGCTGCTCAAGGTGGGCGCGGCGGCGACGACAGCTGCGGCGGCATTCGCGGCGTACCAGACCGGGCGGTTCTTCAGCGGCGCGATCGAGTCCAGCGCCGAGTTCGGCCGCGCGCTGGCCGAGGTGCAGGCGGTCAGCGGCGCGACAGCCGAGCAGATGGAGCAGCTACGGCAGGTGGCGATCAGCGCCGCCAAGGATTCCGGGTTCACTTTCGTCGAGGCGGCCGGCGGGCTGGGCGAACTGGCCCGTGCCACGGGCGATGCCGAGACCGCGATCGCGGCGCTGCCGTCGGTGCTGGATCTGGCGCGCGCCGGCGGCCTCGAGGTCGCGCGTGCGGCGGAGATCGCCACCACCACGCTGACCCAGTTCGGGCTGAGCGCGGAGGAGTCCGGGCGCGTCGCCGACGTCCTGGCCCGCGCGGCGAACAGCACGACCAGCAGCGTCGAGCAGCTCGGCAACTCGCTGAGCTACGCCGCGCCGCTGGCCCGGCAGCTGGGGCTGGAGCTGGGGCCGACGGTCGCCATCATCGGCGCCCTGGCTGACCAGGGTTTCCGCGGCGAGCGCGCTGGTACCGCGTTGCGCAATGTGTTCAGCGCGCTGGCCGATCCGACGTCGAAATTCAGCCGGGCGCTGTCCGACGCCGGCATCGAGTCGCGCGACTTCGCGGAGGTGATCGGCGAGCTGTCGCGGCGCGCCGATGGCGGCAAATCGGTGCTGCTGGCGCTCGACGCTGAGGCCCGCCCGGCGATCCTCGCACTGGCCCGCGACGGCGGCGCCGCGATTCGCGGCCTCACGCAGGACTTGGCCAACAGCGCCGGGCAGGCGCGCGAGACGGCCAACATCATCAAGAGCGACCTGCAGGGCGCGGCCGATGCCGTGTCGCTGGAGTTCGACGACCTGCGCCAGCAGCTGGTGCAGCCACTTCTGGAGCCGCTGCGCACCGAGCTGCTGGGCCTGGCCGGCACGCTGCGCGAGTTCGCGTCGTCGCCGGAGTTCGCGCAGGTGCGCGATGCGGTGGCACAGATCTTCACCGCCGGCATACAGGCGGCGAAGGACTTCGCTGCCGAGGTGGACTTTGCGGAGGCAGCGCAGCGCATCAGCGACTTCGCCGATGGTGCGGCCGAGGACTTCCAGGGGTTCGCCGACAACATCCGCGGCGTCGTCGAGACGCTGTCGACGGTGGGCAATGCGCTGTCGATCATCATCGACGCTGTCGAGACCGGCGTGCTGGCGATCGCCACGGCAGTCAGCGCGCTGGGCTCGGCCAGCGCGAAGATCGTCGAGTTCCAGACCCGGGTGCTGGACGCGATACCTGCGGTCTACCTGCTGACCCGCGCGCTGGATGTCGCGCTGCCAGCGGCTGCCGACAAGGCGGCCGAGGTGGCGGGCGGCCTGGGCGCCGTGATGCGGGAGTTCGCGACCCGTACGGCGGCAAACTTCAGCGAGCTGCGCGCCGGTATCGACAGCTTCGGCGAGGCCACGCCAGAGGCGGCAGCCAAGACCGAAGAAGGCGCGGCGCGTATCGAGCAGAGCAGCGACCGCATGGCGGCCGCCGGCGAGCGTGCTGCCGAAGGGTTGCGCGAGGTGCCCGAGGCTGCGGCCGAGGTGGGCGAGGCAACCGGTGCGGCGGCCGATCATGTCGAGGGGGCGGCCGATCGCATCGGGCGCGCGACCGAGACCGTGGCCGGGCGACTGACCCGGCTCAAGGCCGAGCTGGAGGCCGTACGCCAGCAGCTGGAGCAGGCACTCAACAGCGGCGCCAGCGAGGAAGAGATCGCGGTCATCGAGCAGGAGTTTGATCGGCTGACGGCCGCCGTGGCGCGCACCGAGCGCCAGATGCAGAAGGCCGGCATCGCGAGTGACACGCTTGCCGCCGGATTTCAGCGCACAGGCAGCGCTGCGCAGGAGACCTCCGGCAAGCTGGAGCAGGCGGCGAGCGCGCTAGGGCATGTGGAGGCGAAGGCGCGCAGCGTCAGCATCAGCCTGGGCAAGACTAGCCAGGCGTTCCAAGAAGCCAACCGATCTATCGAGGGGCTCATAGGGCCGGCCGCTGGCAGCATCGCCGGCTACGAAAACTACATGAAGGCTAGCGCAGAGCTTCGCCAGGAGCTTAAGCGGCAGCGTGAGGACGTCGACAGGCTGTCGGAAAGCCTGGAGCAACAACTTGCACAGTACGATCCACTGACAGCGCAGCTGACCAAGCTGCAGCAAACCTACAAGTTTGTCGACGAGTCGCGGCTGCGTGAAATCGCGCGGCAGCAGCAGCGGCTTGAAGACCTGAAAGAGCAGGCGCGACAAGCAAAAGACGAAGCCGAGGACGTGACGCGGGACCTTTCCGCGCCGCCTCGGCCCAATAGCAGCGGCTCGGGCGGCGGCGGCACTGCTGCTGGCGGTGGCGCGATCAATATCACCATCAATGGATTTGTGGGTAGCCTCGACCGCGGCGCGCTGCAGCAACTCGCGCGCGATCTGCGGCCATACCTGCGGCGACTGGACGATCACAGCGCATGACTCACTACCTGACCAACGACCGCAACCTTGTCCGCACCGCAACGCTTACCGCCAGCTCGCTGGTGGCGAGCACGGCAATCCGCCGCACCGACACCGACGAGAAAGCCGGGGGCGGGCGCGTGTCGCTTGGTGGCGCATTCACCGGCGCTTCCGACGCGACGTATGAGATCGAGATCACCGACACCGGAGGCAGCACCGCCGCAGTATCGTCGCCGGTGTTCAGCGGCAGCGGGAGCGGCGAGCTATCGGATGTAGCGATAGATCCTGGCGTTGACCCGCAGACCTTCGTCGTCACCCTCGAAGATCTAGGCACGGTCACGAGGCAAGCCTACGCGCCTTTCCAGTCCGCGACGCTGCGAGCAAAAGACAGCGGACCGGACGGCAATGACATCACGCTGACCGTCGACGCCAGCGGCTTAACGTACACCCCGACCGGTTTTGCGGTGCGCGTTGCAATGGCGGCAGAACAGGGCGAGTTTGTTGGCGACGAGTTCAACTTTGGCGCGGCGACGCTGAACGTCGACGGCACACTGCCGGAGTCGGCGTCGCGCATCGTGTTCGGCGATGACCCGCAGGTGTACCGGCCGTGGCGCAAGTACGTGGCCGGGCGCTACGTGTACGGTTTCAGCCCGACGCTGGCGCGCGATGTTCCTGCTGGCGCGCGAGTCAAGACCGTTAGCGGCACGCGCAACGTGGTGATAAGTGACGGCACCACCACCGACACACTGAACGGCATCGTCACGCTCTACGACTGCCTGCGCGAGATCCGCGACAACAGCACGCTGGTGGAGGTTGACGGCGTGATCGTCAACGACCTTTTGCCTGGCGGGCAGGCAGCGGTGGACCTTAGTGTGTGGACGCAGCCATACGTTGCGCGCACGATCCGCGAGGGCACGGATTACATCCGGCTTGCAGAGGTGCCCATCGCAGTGGACGCGACGGCGCCGACCGAAGTGCTGGAAATCCAGTGCGTCAACACCTCGGTGCCTGGCTACGAGCGCTGGCGCGTGCACGGGCAGGCAAGCGGCCGGCTTGCCGACGCCATCACCGGCGAGCTGTACGCTGACGGCGGCTACCAGTTTACTGTGCCGCGGCCGCCAGAAAGCGAGTCAAGCACCGCTGGCGCGACGATCCGCGTCGAGTACCGGCGCCCGAATTACAACGGTAGCGACCCGCTGCCTGGAGTCTGTTTCCGCAACGTGACGTTGGGCCCTGCGGCCGTCAACGGCACAAAGACGTACGTCTATTCCCCCCGGCCTGAGCCTGATTGCGACTGCAATGAGACAGAGCTGCGTGGGGCCCTGAAACTTGAGTGCATCGGGGCGATCCCCGAGGAGGATGAAATCGTGAGCAACGAGTCGCGCAGGCGTCGCCTGCAGCGGCTTGCCGACTGGGTGGACAGCCACGTGCGCAGCAATACCGGCGTACCGGGGTCGTCTGCGGACAGCGTCGACCAGGACATCACCTTTGTGCGCACGGGCTCTGCGATCCTCGCTGAGTGCTTGTCGAGCATGATGGACGGTGCGCTGACCTGGCCGGCGTGGGAGGCGTCGACGGCGTACACCGTCGATGCGGTCCACGAGCCGACCACTGCAAACGGGTACCGCTATGCGGTCACCGTGGCCGGCACCAGCTCGGCGAGCGAACCGACGTGGCCTACTACGATAGGCGACACCGTTACCGATGGCGGCGTCACGTGGGAAAACATCGGCAAGCTGCCGCTGCTGATGTGGGATGACGTTTTCGCGCTGCTGAAGTCAGATGCAGAGGTGCTGAGGGACTTCGGTGTAGTGCTGGACCCTTTTGCCAGCTACTACATCCTGTGGGCAGCAACTACGGCCGTGTCCTTGGGGGAGCGCCTTGCAGTAGTGCTGGGCAACCAGGGCGGCAGCTGGTCTGTCTTTGAGTGCACGACGGCCGGCACGACGGCAGCGACTGAGCCGACCTGGCCGGATGAGCCTGGCGCGACCGTGGCCGACGGCACGGTGGTGTGGACGCGCATTGGTGGCGATAGCAAAGCTGGTGATGCTGCCGTCGATGATGCGTACTACGATCGTTACCGCATGGCGTGCAATGCGGTGCTCGCGGCGGCGGAGATTTCGCCGGATTTTGAGGGAGCCAGCGGCCAGGGAGACGGCTGCTGGCAGGATGATCCAGACCAGACGTACTGGTGGGCGCCCACGGACGATTACGCGCCAATTTTCAGCAACGTGTTTTACCACTCATCGCGGCTGCTTAACGGGCCAAAAGGCGATTTGGTTGCGCAGACTACTCGCGAGTTTGCGTTTGGCCCGCAGGTTGGCTGCCCCGATCTGCTGATGCCGGGTGATGAGATCGTCGTCTCTATCAACGGCGTCAACGGCGTGCAGACGTATCAGCAGGGTGACCTGATCGTGGCCGACATCACCCGGGCGGTGCCGCTGGAGTTCGGCGGCGGGCAGACCGGCAACGACACGCTGACCTTCAGCGTGGTCGGCAGTGTTGACGGCAGGCTGCTGGACTATGAGCTTTACACCCCGCTGCCGGTGGCTTACGACGACGGTGGGGTGTCTTTCTTGATCACGCCGGGAGGGATTGATTTCGCCCTCGGCGATACCTTTACGTTTGCGGTCGAGGGTGGGCGGTTCCGCTGGCGCAAAGATGGCGGCGGGTGGTCCAGTGCGACGGACATCGACAGCAGCACACCGCCGGCACTGTCGGATGGGTTGACCGTGGTGTTCAGCGCTGGGACGGCGCCGAGCTGGGTGCCTGGCGACGTCTGGACATTCGAGGCGCTGGCCATCAACGGGCCTGATCAGTTGCGCCAGCCGACGCCGGATGTGTTCAGCTGGACCAGCAGCCAGCAGCTGGTGATCGAGCCCGCGAGTACGTCCAGTGCGACCGAGCTTGCAATACTGGAGCACAGCATTGCGGCTTCGGCGTCGATCAGCATCGAGGGCAGCAACGACAACTTTGTCACGACGCCACTTAACGCGCCGGTTACATGGGCTGCGCGTAACATCTGGATGTCGATAACTGGCGCTTACGCAAAATACCGCATCACGATCAACGATGGTGGTGGCATTCGCTGGCTGTTTCTCGGCGACGGACTGAAGGCACAGATCCGCAGCGGCGCGGCCGAGCTGGGGCTTGCCACGCGCCGGCATCGACTGCCCTCACGTGCCCGCCGCAGCGCGCTTGCGGTGAGCATCGCGCACGAAGCGCTGACGCAGGACAGCGTCGATGCGCTGCTGGCCGCGTTCGACCATGCGGGCGCCGAGGATGAAGGCCTGCTCGGCATCGTGCTCGGGGGCGGTTCGCCGGTGCCGGCGATCGTGCGACTTGGCGAGGATTCGATCGAGATCACCGACGTGTTCGGTTACCAGCCTGCCAACGCAGCGAATCGTCTGCTGGCCTTGTCGCTGGACCTGGAGGCTGTCGAGTGATTGCCTGGCTGCAGATCGATGGGCCGGCCCCGGTGGTGCTGATCCGCAATGCGGCCGCGCGACCCTATGTGAGCAGCTCGGCGCGCGTGCGGCAGTTGCTGCAGTCGCTGGATCCGCTGCGTGACAGCATCGATGGCGAAGTGGCCAGCGTGGGCGCCGTCTGCGACAACCGCGCGCGGCAGTGCGTCGAGCTGTTCGCGGTGCCGCCGCTGGGCGTGTCGGCCAGCGTGTGGGCGGTGCGCAAGGGCGCTGCAGAGAAGGTGTTCAGCGGCGTGGTCGCATCTGTGGCCCTGGACGGCGATGAGTGCCGCATCGGTCTGATCGCATGACGCCGCTGACCCAGCCGCTGCCGCTGCGCACCACCGCGGTCTGGTCGCTGTACCGCGAGGCGGAGGTTATCCCGCACCGATACGGGCGCACCGGCGGGCGACTGCTGCAGTACGACGGCACGCGCACAAGCTTTGTGTGGGCCGATCACCCCGTTGCGTCGATCGATGAGGTGCTGGCCGATGGCCTGCCGCTGGGCGGCTGGGAGTATCGCGCGCAAGCTGACAGCACGGGCCGTGTGGTCGCCTTCGTGGTGTTCGCCGAGGCGGTCGAGGAGGGCGTGGCGCTGATCGCGCGTGGGCAGGGCAAGCGACACCCGCGCACCGGTGCGGTGATGGACAACCCGGGCGCCATCGCCTGGGACATCCTGGCCAACATTGCCGGGCGCGAAGTCAGCGAGGCGCAGTTGGCCGACTTTGCGGCGGAGGCGGCCGCGCTGGGCATCACCTGCGGTGGGAGCTTGCGCGGCGACCAGACAGTGCAGGGCGCGGTGCGCGATCTGGCCGGATCAGTAGGCGCCGTGTTCGCCGCGACGGCACGGGGGCTGCTGAGCGTCTGGCCGGGCGTTGAGGCGGGCGCGGCGATCGGCAAGGCCACGACGGGCGCAGCCAGTGCAGAGGCGCAGCTGCAGGAGCTGGCCACCGACATCACCTTCCGGTTTGCCTTCGAAGGCGGCGAACCGCTGCGCGCGCTGCGCATCGAGGCGCCCGGCGTGATCGCCGAGCGCGGCCGGCGCAGCATCGAGCTGGACTTGCCATGGGTCACCTCACCCCGCGTCGCGCTGGCTGTCGGTACGCGCCTGCTGCAGCATCGGGCCCGTCCTCAGTGGCGCGTCACCTGCGCCGTGCGCGGCGACCTGCGCGTCGGTGATGCCATCGAGCTGGGCCACCCCGATCTGCCAGTCACGGGTGTGCACCGCGTGCTGGAGCGCGAGCGCGAGCTCGATGCGGTGGACACCGTCGTCGGATTGCGCGTGCCCGCCGGGCCGGTGCCGAGCGTGCGCGTCGTCAGCCAGGCCGAGCGCGCGGCAAGCCAGCCGTATGCGGGCGCCGCGGTGGCGACGCAGGGCGATCAGCGCGTAATCACGCTCCGCGAAGAGGATGGCCGGCCGATTGTGGGCGCTAGCGTGCAGCTCAACGGCACCATCACCCGCCGCACCGACGGCGGTGGCCGGGTGAGCTTCCCGAGGTTGCTCATGCCCGCCGGCGAGCACACGCTGACCGTCACCACCGCCGACGGCCGCACGCTGACTACCGTGGTGCTGGTGCAATGACGCCGCGATTTCGACTGCGGCAGACAGGCGGAAAGGCTGGGGGCTTTCGGCAGACGATTGTGCTGCCGCCAGCGGCGGTAGCAGCGACCGATGCAGTTGACTGCGGCTGCGCGGATGTTGGGTCGGCTTGGATCGAGCATCTGCTGCAAACGGGCTCAGGCTATTTCCCTGAGCTTAGCGTCGATGGCGCCAGCGCGGTCGTCACGGGCGAGGGCGAGGTGCGCCTTGCCTTCGCGCTGACAGGACAGATCGTGGCTGGACACACAATTGCACCGGCCGTCGAGTATTTCCCAGAATCCGGCGGGACGCTCTCGCTTGTGCCTGGCGTGATTCTCGACACGGAGACATCGAAAGTGTGGAGCATCACGCTATTCGAGCCCGGATATGGCGTGGTGACGTTCAGCGGCGAGTGCGCCGGCGCGGAGGCCGCGCCGGCAGATCTTGAAGTGACGTACGCCGCGGGCTATTCGTAGTGCGCGCAGCATGGCATTGCAAGCGCGGAGAGAAGGTGGACCTGCATGTATTGGTGCATCACAGCCTTGCAAGGCCGCGCTGGCTAGAGCAGTGCCTCGCGTCGCTGCAGGATCAGCCCTGCAACGTGCTGCTAATCACCAGCCAAAGCGACCATATTGGTCGGCTGCGCGCCGCAGCGCTGCAGCTTGGGCGCGCGCCTATGGTCAGCTGGGTGGATGACGACGACTGGCTTGCGCCGGGAGCGCTGCAGTCGTGTGTGGATGCGCTGGATGTTGATGCTGCGGCAATCGGCGCCTACACCGATGTCGTGCGAGTCGACCCCCTGACGGGCGAGCAGGTGCCGCGCCGACCCACACCGCCCTGGTCTCGCGCTGTGCAGCTCGGCAACCCCTACGCGATTCTGCATGCTAAGGCATTCCGCCGCAGCGCTTTGACGGCCGACTCCATTCGAGAGCTGGAGCGCTGGCCGACGGCCGAGGAGATCGTGCTCAACGCGCTTGTCGCGCGGCACGGACACTGGATCAAACGCGGTCTTTACGGATGCTACAAGCGTCAGCACGCGGGCGCCGGCAGCCGCATCACGCCGGACCTGCTGCATCGCGCCCAACACCTGGCGCTGCGCGCGATTGGCCGGCGGGCGGCGTGATGGCCTGGCGCCGCGTCGAGCACGGGAGATGGGAATGGGTGCAGCCGGCCGCGCCTGCGGTCGGGCCCGCCGCCCGGCCCGGCCCGCTGAGTAGGGTCCGCAGAGCCCTCGCGCGCGACACAGGGTGCAGCACGTGCAATCGCATCCGCCGGGCTGCCGCCCGCGTGCTGCCGCGCGGGTAGTCACACCCGTTACATGCTATCGTCCATGAGTGACCCGCAAGGAGATCCGCTATGCGCGCTCTCGCCATCGCCCTGACTCTCGCCGCAATCGTCGCACTTGCCACACCCCCCGCCGCGGCCCGCAGCGCCGCCAGCAGCTACCGCTGTGATCGGGGCCTGGTGGTCGTCGGCGATTCAATCGCAAGCGTCTACAAGGTCTGCGGGCAACCCAGCCGCACCGTGCAGCTCGAAACCGGCGCCGGCGGCGCTGCGGGCGAGCGACTGGAGTATTTCTTCGACCGCAAAGTCGTGATGTTCATCGTCCGCGGCGGGCGAGTCGCTCGGATCGATGTCGCGGGCTGACCCCTACCGTTCGTCGGCTCCTGGCACTGACCTGTTGACTGCGCCGCGCAGTCATGCGATGATGGCTCCACGGTCAGGGACAGCCAGGCCGCCGCCCCGGCGAAACCGGGATTCCTGAAGGGAGCATCCTCATGAGCACGAGCTACAAGGGCCACACGTTTACACGCACATCGGTCACCACCGACGGCGGAAACGTCTACGAGATTGACGGCCCGTACGGCAAGCGCGCAACGGTGCGGCCTTTCCTGACCTCGATCAGGGCCTGCCGCTCTTACGTCAACAAACGCCTAGAACTGGCGCGGCTGTACGAAATGGAGCGCACCAGGAACGCGCCCGACCGCGATTTCGATTACTCAGCGATCTATGACTGAATCCCTGATCCACCTGCGAGTTCCGGCGGCCCTCAAGGGCCGCTGGGTCCGCGCCAGCCGCGCCGCCGGGTTGCGGCTCACTGACTGGATCGTCAACGCCGTGGAGGCCCACATGCACCGGCAGCTCACGCACATCGCAATCCCGACCGACGTTCGCTGGGAGGATCTGCGTCTCGCCCGCGACCCCGACGGGAACGTATCATTCGACTGGGGGCCGATCGAGCGGATATGCCAGGCATGCGGCGTGGATGTCGCGCTGTTCCGAGACGCTCCCGAGGACAACCTCGCCCAGCTGCTTAATACCTGGTACGCAGCTCACCGTGCAGACGGCGGCGAGCCCTGCCCGATACAGGAGGATCTGATCGCCGAGGCCCTGATCGAGGAGCAGCACGGTGAGCACGTCAGCCACCAGCCCTGCCGGGCCTGACACCGCCGTTGCCCGCTGGCGGCAGCGCATGGGCCTGTCCCAGCGCGCCGCGGCCGCCGCCCTCGGCCTCGCCCTGACAACCTACCAGGACCAGGAGCGAGGCACCAGCCGCACCACCGGTGGGCCGCTCCGCACGCCGCAGACGCTGCTGCTGGCATGCGCAGCGATCGAGGCGGGGGTGCTGCCGATTGCGTAGGACTCGACGCCGCCAGGCTGCCCCGCAGCGCGTAGACAATTCTCCCTGCAGGCACGCACGAATGCGGTTTGCAGGGAGCTTCACGTAGACAATACCGTGCGGTATCATCATGATCCGAAACGGTTGTCACCGCGATTCGTAATCAGTAGGTCGGAGGTTCGACTCCTCTCATCGGCACCACGACCCTTCACTGCCGTCGCGACGCCCGTGCCTGCGCGCCACCGCCCGCTGCGCCACGCCGATGGCCAATGTCCCAAGTTATCCAGGTTCCGTCGGGCGCGCGAATGCCGCCAAGGGCGGTGGCAGATCGCATGCCGACGATCTGTGCAAAGGGCGCGGGCAGCGTTGTGCCCGGTATGGTCGGCATCGGGCTCGTGGCGCGCGGCCGGTTCGCTGTTCGCTGGATGCAAAGGCTAAGTAGGCATCGGGCGAGTGGCGCCGGATCGGAGCATCCCGACCGTTTCCGTCAAATTTGGGTATTGGGGAATACCCCGATGGCCCGCATGATTGAACACTCCTATGCTGTGAAGTGGTTCACAGTGTGCTGGGCGCGCCGTCGCGTGCCGCAGTACGCGTTCGAAAGTGCCGCTTTGGCCTCCCGCAAAGGATTCGCGTATGCCCAATCTTGCTTCGCTGCTCAAATCCGAAATCAGCCGCCTTGCCCGCCGCGAAGTGAACGGTCAGGTGGAGCCCCTGCGTGTTCAGATCGTGAAGCTACGCCGGGAGGTGAGCACGCTAAAGCGCCAGTTGCAGGAGAGCGAGCGAGCCAACAAGCGTGCCGAGCAGGCCACGCCGGTGGTGGAAGCCGTGCAGCGTATCGACCAGGATGGTAAGCAGCGCCGCTTCTCGGCCGGCCGGCTCAAGGCGTTCCGCGACAAGTCCGGATTGTCGGCCCCCGATCTTGCGCTGCTGCTGGGCGTGTCGGCGCAGTCGATCTACAACTGGGAAAGCGGCAGCGTGCGGCCTTCGGACGATACCGTCGTGGCTCTGGCGCGATTGAAGGAATCAGGCAAGCGCAACCTGCGTGCTGCGCTTGAGCAGATCAGGGCGCAGCAAGCCGGCTGAGCGCAGCGGGCGGCGTGTGCGCCGCTGCTGCGGGCGCCGCCGGCCGCTGGCGGCGCCGCAGATTCAGCCATGAAGTTCAGCCATCAAATGCGGCGGATGGTCTCTTGGGTGCTCAGCCGACCGGCGGCAGATCCACGACCAGGGTGACGCGCCGGTTGGCCAGTCCCGCCTCGCCCCACGCGCCCGGGGCGAGTTGGCGCTCGCTGGATTCCCCGTAGCTCACCGCACGCACGTTTTCGGCGTTCAGCCCGGCGCTGACCAGATAGTCGCGCACGGCATCGGCGCGTCGCTGACCGAGTTGCTTGTTATAGCTGGCGTCGCCGGCAGCGTCGGTAAAGCCTTCCACGGTGACGCTGGCGGCCGGATGGTGCTCGCGGATGACCCTGGCAAAGCTGTCCAATGCAGGCTTGTCGGCATCGCGCAGCGCTGCGTCGTCGTAGGCGAAGTGCACGTTCATGTCGACATGCAGTCGCCCGGCCAGTTCGAGCAGCTTGGCATCGTGTTCTGCCAGCTTCTGCTCCATGGTCGTGCGCAGGCTGCTGATGGCCGCCTTGTTGGCATCGATCTGGGAGCGCAGGGAGGACTGCTCGCTGCGGATTTCTCCGACCACGCGATCGAAGTCTTCCTTCTTGACGTAGTTGGCGCAGGCACCCAGGCCAAGCACACAAACGGCGGCGATGGCACTGTGGACAAGACTTGCTCGCATGGATTTCTCCTTGAGGGAAAAGACAGGATGCAGGGCCAGCGCCGGCCCCGGCCCGCCAAGACTACCCCGAACGCGCCTAGGGTAAAAGCTTGGCCCTGCGTTGCGCTTTTGTGCAAGCGGCAAGTTATGTCTGGCGAAGCGCTGTGTGTTGTCCCGCTTCAGGTAGCGCAAAGCGGCGTGAGATCGGCAACAGACTAAGCTGTGTGTAGTGACTGTTGTCCGTGGCGCAGCTTGCTCTCGGCGTTGCGCGGGGCTGCGCAGGCGGGCGCCCGGCGCGGATGCTCAGGCCGCTGCCAGATGCGCAGGGGCGGGGTCGAAGTCGGCCATCAGCCGGGCGGCCTTGCCTGCCTGGGAGAGAATCCGATGCAGCGCGCTGAGTCGGTCGAGCATGCGTACCAGGCTGGTCGACGTGATCTCCCCGCGGCTGCCGCGGCGCAGCAGATCGCCCTTGGCGTGCTGGTAGCTCGCTTCAAAGGCCTGCTCCAACTCGACCAGTGCTCCCACGTCAAGCGTTTCAGAGGTCTGCGGATCGGCTGCGGCAAGCAGGCGATCGGCTGCCGCGCGGACTTCGGCAAGCACGGAGACGACGGCCGCATCGAGTCCCGATTCGCCGGGAATCCTTGCCAGATCGGCGGCCCGCTCGGCCATGCCGCGGTAGTACTGGGCAATGCGTACCGCGCGTGGGAGTGCGGCCTCGATGCCGGCATCGCCGGCGCTTGGAATCGCCGGTACAAAGTCGAGGATGGCCGCTCCCAGCCGATCCAGGCGCTCATGGTCGAGGGCGAGTTCGGTGTCGCGGCCATCTTCGGCGCTCAGCACCGCGCGCGCCATCCGCTGCGCTATCGCGCCCATCCTGCGCAGTTCCAGGTATAGCGCGTCCACCGCCAGCCGAGGGGTTTCCAGGACATGCCGGTCGAGATGCTGGGGGCGTGCCTCGTCCGCGCGTTCCGCCGCACCGAAGCGTGCCTCCAGCCAGTCCACCAGACGCGGCAGAAACGGCCACAGCGCCACCACGCCCAGGAGGTTGATCAGGGTGTGCAGCACCGCCAAAACGGTGGCGGGGGCATCCTGGCCGGCGCCGAACTCGACCAGATTGCGGGATAGCCCGAGCAGCCAGGGCAGCCCGGCCAGCGCAAGCGATCCGGCGACGACATTGAAGAGCACATGAGTGGCGGCCGTCCGCTTGGCCGCGGCCGTGGCCCCAAGGGTCGCCAGCACGGCAGTCGAGGTAGTGCCGATGTTGGCGCCGACCACTACCGCGCCCGCTGCGGCCAGCGGTAACAGACCCTGCGCTGCGGCGGTCAGCGCGACCGCGAGCGCGGCGCTGGAGGACTGCATGAGCACCGTGAGCAGCACGCCGAGTCCGGCAAACAGCGCGATGCCGCCGGCCCCGGTGGCGTCCAGCCCGCCAAGGTCGAGAGCCTCGCCGAGGCCAGCGAAGGCGTCCTTGAGCACGTCAAGGCCAAGAAAGAACACGCCGAAGCCAACCAGCGCCTGGCCCAGCGCAGCGCGCCGTCCGTGGCCTGCGATCCACAGGGCCATCCCGATGCCGATGGCCGGCATGGCCAACACCTTGAGATCCATCGAGAACCCCACCACCGCGACGATCCATGACGTCAAGGTGGTGCCGAGGTTGGCGCCAAGGATCAGGCCGACCGCCTGCGCCAGGCTGAGCAGGCCGGCGTTGACGAACCCGATGGTGGCGAAGATCACCGCGCTGCTCGACTGCACCAGGGCGGTAACCAGGGTGCCGGACGCCAGCGCGCGCAGCCGGCTGCCGGTGGCCGCCATCAGCAGGCCGCGCAGCGACGGTCCGGCGGCGATCTTCAAGCCGTCGCTCATCAGACGCATCCCGAGCAGGAACAGGCCAACGCCGCCCAGGAAGGTCATGGCACCGTGTGCAGTCATCGCACTTAGTTTGCCGGATCTGCGGCGCGACCGCGCGCTGCTCGATGCCTGCGTCGGCAGCCCGTAGCGCGAGCGCGCCGCGGAAAAGAAGACGCCCCGGCGGACCGGGGCGTCGGGTACATCCCTGTCGGGGCGGGCTATCCCTATCCCGCCGCCTCTTCCTTGAAAGCATCGATCGGGATGCAGGCGCACATGATGTTCTTGTCGCCGTAGACGTTGTCCACGCGGGCCACCGGCGGCCAGTATTTCTGGGTGCGCAGGCTGGCCAGCGGGAACACCGCAAGCTCGCGCGGGTAGCTGTGGGTCCATTCGCTGGCCATGGCCATGCTGGCGGTGTGCGGTGCGTTCTTCAGCGGGTTGTCCTCGCGGTCCAGCTTGCCCTCTTCGACCGC